ACACAAAGCGATGGCGTAACAGCTCTTGCTAACGGTGATATTTGGATCAGCACATCAAGCATCGATCGTTATGGTAAAGACATTTACGTTTACAACGGTAGTTCTTTATCATGGGTACTACAAGACGTAACAGATCAAACTTCTCCAGATGGTTGGTTGTTTGCCGATGCTCGTTGGAGCACAAACGGCGCCGCAACTACAGCTGGCGACATTACAGATCTATTGTTATCTAACTATGTTGACCCAGATGCTCCAGATTCAGCAGAGTACCCACGTGGTATGCGCTTATGGAACACTCGTCGTTCAGGATTCAACGTTAAGAAATATGTTGCTAATCACTTAAATCTAAATGCTAACGATGGCAAGAACCTACGTTACAATGATGAAGATATGAGTGCTTACAGCGCAGACCGTTGGGTTTGTGTAAGTCCAAATAATGCTGACGGTTCTGGCTCATTTGGTCGATTCGCACAGCGTTCATTTGTTACATCAGCATTAAAATCAGTTGTTGACAGCAATCAG